TTGTAAAGAGTACGACACAGACTTAATCATATCCGAGCACAGTTTAGTAGATGGTTATAATTATGAGTTTCTAGACGAAGTAACGGTAAAAGGCAAGTCCGAGCCAGTTAAAATCTATACCATACGAAAATAGTACTTGACAGGAGTTCTATATTTTGATATAATTTTCACTATAGATGTGGAAATATCCACAAGTGCTAAAGGAGAATAACATGGATTCAGTCGAGCAAGTATCAGCAGAACTAGCTACACACGAAGCTGTATGTGCAGAGCGATGGAAAACTATTTTCAATAAAATTCACTCTATTGAAAAAGATAGTAACGGTAGGTTTAATGGAATCGAAACGTTAATCAATAGAATAGAGACAATTTTAATTGGATGTGCAGGCTTTCTATTAATAACTTTAGCAGGAATTGTAGTCAGTATGCTGACTATACATTAGGAGACATAATGGAATTAGAATATAACAAAAAAGACTTGACAAAATCCGCAAAAACTAAAACAGTAGTAAAAAATGTACTACCTGAAGGATGGGAAATGTATTGTGCAAGAGGTACTTGGAAAGTAAGAGACGATAAAGGAGTTCTTTTACATTTTGCTTCAGAGGAGGCAGCGTGGGTGCATATAAATGGCTAACACAAAAATAGAAGAAGCCCTTGCTAAAGCAGTGGAAGGTTTTGAAGACCACACAGGGGAGATCGTAGTTGAAGAAGTCCCTGCAATGGCAGCTAGAAACAGACGACTACAAGCCCGCAAGAAGAACTTGCAACGAAAAACAAGAAATGTACTACCCACTTCATTGAAGTGAACAAAAAAGATTATAAAGAAAGATTAAAGATTTGTGAAGCGTGTCCAAGATATCAAAAGTTTTGGAAGACTTGCAAAGAATGTAATTGTTTCATGCCCCTCAAAACTAAAATTAGATGGGCAGAGTGTCCACTCGGTAAATGGACTTAACTGGAGGTGATTCTCAAAGTTTTAAGAAGAGTAGGTGACCTAATACTAAGCGTAAACGCATGAATAAATTTCATGACACGGAAATAAATCATAGGTCCCGACTCTTCCCCTTTTGGGTATTATTATGGATAAATTTAAAATTATGTTAGGATGGCATAGAGATTGGTTACTAGGATGGCAAGAGAAGCTTCACTTAGAAGATTATACAATGTTATGGATATCCTTCGGAGAAGGAGTTGTAATGACTCTTGTATTATTATGGTTGATATGATAAAAAAATTATGGAATATACTAACTGGCAAAGACCTAAATGGGGACGGCAAAGTTGATATAAAAGATGATTTAATAAGAGCAGAGAAAAAAGCTCAAAGATATCAATACAGGCCTACAAACGATAACAATGAATAGAACACAAATACAAACAAAAGAATTTTACACCTCATCCTTAGGGCATGGCGTAAAATTTGTTACGGAAAATAAATTAAAACAAAACTTTCCTGACCCGCAAGGAGCTGCAATAAAAAGCTTCGTTGTATATGCTAATTCATCCACACTAACAGTAGATTCTACAGATGAATCCTTCACAACAACAGGAGAAGGAGTTTATGCAGGAATCAATAGCAGCTTTACATATGGAGTACAGTCATTTGTACTTACAGTAGTTGCTAAAAATTTAACAGAAGTACAAAAATTTAATAATACTAGTGGAGCCTTTGGAGGCTTATATCTTGTTACTGCAGATACTAATAGATTATATCGAATGGTATCTAATGGCTCGTCCGTCACTGCAATTAGAATTATGGGATTTGATGCAAAACCATCAAATAAATTACCATGGTTCAATGGGAGTTTACTCACAGGCACAGAATTAGTCTGGGTTTAAGCCAAGTGTCCGCAAGGACAGATAGAGGGGAGAGATATGATAGATCTTTTAGTATGGATTACTAAATTACTTTCAGTAATTCCAACAATCGTATTAGGTGCATCACTTATTGCAGCCTTAACGCCTACACCAGTAGACGACGGTTTAATGAAAAAGATTTACAAAATTATCGATTGGTGTGCATTAAATGTAGGCCGCGCGAAAGAGAAGTAAATCCACAATTATGAGCCTCTCTATGAGGGGCTTATTTTACCTTCAAGGAGGTACCAATGAGTCTTTATGAAAAATTTGAATTTGTAGACCAGATGCATAAGATTGAGAAATCCGTAGCAGTTTTGGCTATACAACATAGAAAAAGATTAGAGAAATTACACAAATTAAAAGATTACACAACAATGAAAAAGTGTAACTTTAGAGACAAGCAATTGGATAAATTGCTACAAAGAGGAACATCATCATGAAAATGAGACTATTAGGGGCAGAAGCAGCTTGCGGTACTACAGTAGGAGCCGCATCCACCTTTCTAAATTCTGACTATGTTAGAGTTTTTAATAACACTGCAACTGTACAAGTTGTAACTGTAGCTAACGCAGCAGACACTACGCTAGGTAGTATTAAAGTATCTGCATACGGAACAGAAATACTTAAGAAACAACCAACAGACCAAATCTTTGCTGGAGCAGTAACCGTATTCGGTACTCCAGTAGTAGTAGACTAATGCCTAAAGATCCTAGACTAACAAGAATAGGAGTATCCGGTTTTAATAAACCAAAAAGAACACCTAGTCATAAATCGAAATCCCATGTTGTTGTCGCCAAAGTAGGCGATAAAGTCAAAACTATTCGTTTTGGAGAACAAGGGGCTTCAACAGCTGGTGCACCTAAAGCAGGTGAGTCAGCTAGAATGAAAGCAAAAAGAAGAAGTTTTAAGGCTCGCCACGGCAAGAATATTAAAAAGGGCAAGATGTCCGCCGCTTATTGGGCAGACAAAGTTAAATGGTAAAATTATGAAAAATATGTATGGAAAGAAAAAACCTGTGAAGAAGAAACCTGTAAAGAAACCTGTAAAGAAAAAATCAGGTGGATTAACAGCAGCACAGAAGAAGTTGCCTAAAGGACTTCAAATGGCTATAGCTAAAAAGAAGAAGTAATGCCTAGAAAAGCTACGACTAAGAAAAAGTCAACAGTAAATTCAGCAGGAAACTATACCAAACCCACTATGCGTAAAAATCTTTTCAGTAGGATAAAGTCTGGTGGGAAGGGTGGAGCACCAGGACAGTGGTCTGCAAGAAAAGCCCAGATGTTAGCAGTAGCGTACAAAAAGGCTGGAGGAGGCTATAGAAAGTAATGGCTTTGAAGAAATCTCAAAAGTCTTTAAAAAAATGGACTAAACAAAAGTGGACAACTGCCAGTGGAAAGAAATCTTCTACTACTGGAGAAGTCTACGCCCCTGCTAAGACTATAGCAAAACTTAAGTCTACTACAGCAGGTAAAAAGAAACTAGCAGCAGCGAATCGAAAGAAAAGAGCAGCTAGTAAAAAAGGAAAACAACACGCCTCTCACGGGCTACACAAAGGAAAGAAAAGATGACATCAGTAAGTGGGCAGAAATTATGGTTGGATGAAACAGTACTGCACGGTACTAAATTTATGAAACAACTAATGCATACTGAAAAAACAAGACCATTAAGTCCTTCAGAAGAAAATCTTAAGAATCTTTCCGCCGCTTATGTATACTTATATAACAAAGCTCTCGTTCTAGGAATACTAGAAGAAGATGAAGAAAACCTATTTGACGACGAGATATTGCATTGATACAAGTAAGCAGAACAGACGTCTTATCTGACAGTCTGATGAAATTTGATGAACGCCGTTTTGTCAAACTACCTATAGATGGATATATGGATTTATTAGGAATTACTCCTAATACTTCACAACACGCCATCATTAATGCAATTAACTCCCCTAAATATCGTTTTGTTACAGCAGCTGTTTCTAGACGACAAGGCAAAACTTATATTGCAAACATCATAGGACAATTAATTACGTTAGTTCCAGGAGCTAATGTATTACTTATGTCCCCAAATTATTCCCTATCACAAATATCATTTGAACTTCAAAGAAGTTTAATAAAACATTTTGACTTAGAAGTTACAAGAGACAACGCAAAAGATAAAGTTATAGAACTTACAAATGGTTCTACAATCCGTATGGGTTCTGTAAACCAGGTTGACTCTGTAGTTGGTAGAAGTTACGATTTAATTATCTTTGATGAGGCTGCACTTGTAGATGGTAGAGATGCCTTCAATGTAGCACTAAGACCTACACTAGATAAAGAAAACTCTAAAGCAATTTTTATATCTACTCCAAGGGGTAGAAATAATTGGTTTGCAGAGTTTTGGCACAGAGGCTTCTCAGACGAATTTCCAGAGTGGTGTTCAATCAAAGCAACTTATCATGAAAATCCAAGGATTTCAGATACTGACATTGCAGAAGCTAAAAAGACTATGTCCGAGTCAGAGTTCAATCAGGAATACATGGCTGACTTTAATGTCTTTGAAGGGCAAGTATGGGCATTTGATCATGAGAAATCTGTCGCAGATTTAGCCGAATTTGATACTACAGGAATGGATGTCTTTGCCGGAATGGACGTAGGGTACAGAGACCCGACAGCCTTCTGTGTTATGGCGTACGATTGGGATAGCGCACAATACTATTTACTAGATGAATATTTTGACGCAGAAAGAACCACCGAGCAACACGCAATACAGATACAAAAGTTAATACATAAATGGAATATTGATTATATTTATATTGATTCCGCAGCACAGCAAACTAGATTTGACTTTGCACAGAACTATGATATTACTACTATTAATGCTAAAAAATCAGTCCTTGATGGTATAGGCCATGTAGGTGGCATAATAGACAACGCAAGATTAACAGTACACCAGAGATGCGAAGAGTCTCTAATAAGTTTAGACCAGTATCAATGGGATCCAAACCCAAATTTATTAAGAGAAAAACCTAAACATAACTACGCGTGTCACATGGCAGACGCCTTACGATACGCACTTTATTCATTCGAGACAAGTGTTACATCCTTCTAATATACCCCCTCAAAAAATAGTTCTTGACATATGCTCGAATATTTGGTACAATTCTAAT